TGATCTTCCACTTAAAGCAGATCTTATTAAATTTATTATTAAAAATATACTTGACTTGTATCGTGCAAAAGGTACGGCTCGAGGTATTGAGTTATTCTTTGCTATATTCTATCAAGAGTTCGATATTGAAATATCATATCCTGCCGCAAAGATGCAAAAGATTTCAGATTCAGAATGGAAGCAAGGCGTTTACTTACAAATGTTTCCAAACAATAATGTATTCACATCAAACGATGGAAAGAAATACGGATACATCGATTTATTATCACGTAATATTGAAGGTGCTGTCACAAAAGCAAAAGCGTCGGTTCGTTCAGTTAACTTCTTTATTCTAAACGGTGTTAAAACTCCTATCATATATCTTGATGGTATTCAAGGTACGTTTAAAAAATACGAAGATATTCTATGTAACGTTGGGGGTGAAGTTGTTTCATTCGGTAAAACTAACGGTTCTCTATCTGCCTTTACTATTGATCCGGACGAGCCAAAAGCAAAGACAGGAAAATCAATTGGTGACATATTTGATGTTTTGCAGAAAGACGGATATGCAGGTAAAGCAATTGTTACTAAAGTTACAAATGAAGCAAGTGGCGAGATCAAATATAAATTAGAAGACGGCGGTTATGGTTATACTATTGAGAATACCAGATTAATTGTTTCTGACCAATCCATTATTTTGGATAATGGTGAAGACGGTTATAATCAAGCATTTATAATTGGTGAAACAATTTCAGATCAGTTTGGTAATACAGGTACAATTGTAGGTCAGAACGAAAGCGTTATTGGTTTCAAAATGGTCGCTACTCAAGTGATGCAAAACAATACGACCGTTACAACTAATAGGCCAAATATTCTCGTTGGGAACCCGCCTGTATCTACTCCTGTACCGCAACTAACAATTAATTTAGCACTCGCCGAAAATCAATTAACCCAAATCAACAGCTCTTCACCAGGTGATCAGTATGCAGATACATTGGACATTAACGATGTTAAGGTTACTTCTTTATCGGATACATCTGTTGCTTCTGTTATTACAGATCCAATTGCTCCTTATTTAAGTATAACATTAAACGCAGCAGATTATGGCGCAGTAACTCCAATGTCAGGAACGGCATCGCCTGTTCTTATAACGACGCCATTAAATCTAGCCTTTAATATTCAAGATTTAACAATTGGTCGCATTACTGCGTTTTCAAATGTTAATCCAGGTGCTGATTATGTGAACGATGTATTTGCCCTGCCACAAGATTCATTAATTAAAAATCTTGACCGTAAGAATCAAATTGTAAACTTTGTTGACGCAGGCGATGCAGGCAGTTTCTCAATAGGAGATCGAATACAAGGTATTGATTCTTCAGTCATTGGTGTGATTCAAGACATTGCTCAATCAGATGGATATATTAAAGTTGTACCATTTAATTACAGTGGGTTCAACAGTACAGAAAATATACGATTAGTTAATTCGCCAACAAGTGAGTTTATTACTTCAGTTATTGAAAATGATTATCTCGATGGAAAAAGGTTTGGTGATAATGCAATCATGCAATCAACGACAGAGTTTGCAGTCGGTAAAGTCAAAGAAGTTAGTATTCTTAATTCAGGATTTGGATATGTTGGTTACGATTTAGCCTTACTAGGCAATGTTGAGAACTTTAACTTTGCTACAGGTAAAGGCGAATTAAGAGATGAAGATGGTATCATTCAAGCATCAGGATTTATAGAAGCAGATACACAAGGTACTACTAGTGGATATTGGGCAGGACAGAATTCGCACCTAAGCGGTTGGAAACAAAATGGTGTAACACAAACCACAACGAATCTTCCTTCGGATATTATGGCTTTAGTGATTCTCAGGATTGTCGCCGGAGCTAATCCAGTTGATACTTTTCCTGCGCTGAATGGCTCAGTTGAAAGTTGGTTGAGTAGTATTGCTTCTGATGGATTCGCAATATATGATTTAAGCAAGCAAGGTTTAGCAATCTCCTCAGCCACTTCTATATGGATGACACAGTTAAGAAGTGGAACTGCAGCCGCATCAATTACAGAAAGATGGAATAATATTGTCGTCCCATCGATGAAACAGCAATTCTGGTATAATGATCAAGAACTTGTTGTATGGGAATTAGATAAAACGATTAACGTATACGATCAAGAATATGTTGACTCAGGAATGAGAATACAGGATAGTGATTTCTATCAAGAGTATTCGTATCAGATTAAATCTTCATTACCTTTACAAGAATATGAAAAGTTATTAAAAGAAAATGTTCACCTCGCTGGTTCAAAACTATTTGGCGACTTTATATTTAAAGCTTATGTAGGTGGAACAATTAAACAACGGTTCCTCAGAAGATTCAACGACCAAGGTATAGGATCTCCATTCGATATTGCGGACATTGAAAATCTAAGAGCTTCTATTACTAACTTTACTGCGGACAGTACATTTGTTGCTGCTGACCATATACCTGGAGGAACTGGCGGATTGACAATGGTTGAAGCTTCAGCCGGTGATTTAACTATCACGAAGCAATGGGAGCAAGGATTCCATGATTATGAAGTTACTGTTGGAATGCCAACTACAGGAACAGCTCCTTACCCAGTCGCGATTCTATTACATGGTAGCGGTGGTACAGGCGCCGCAATGGTTGAAGATTGGAAAGACGATTTAACTGGACATATATTAATTGGTATTCAAGGATTTACTAATACATGGAACGTTTCAATGGAAATCAGTAACGGTCCTGATATTCAAATGCTTACTGAAATGCTCGCCAAGTTAAAACTATATAATAATGTTGATCCAGAGAAGCTTCGTATTCTTGGTGTTTCTAACGGTGGTGCACTTGCATTAAGAGCAGCAATTGAAATAAGAGATCTGAGTGTTGACGTGGTTGCTTGTTTAATATCACAAACGAATAGAGATCAATATAGAGATAGCAGATTCTGGTATCCTTCTAACGAATTTGAAACAGGTGATTCTTATCCTAATGATGGATACGATCAGTTTAGAAATCCAATACCTCAAAGAAAGATACTACAAATGAACGGTATGGTTGATTATGTTGTTCCTTATGTTGGGGGTGGATCTAATAGTATAGCAAACAGTCCAACATTCTTAAGCGCTAATGATTCTTCGTTTAGATTCGCACAAGCAACAGGATATACTGGGTCACAATTAACAGGCGGATATGTATATGGAACCGCAAGTAGAATAAGTCCATACGGTAATGTAGTATGGTTACGAGATAATGTAGCACACGTAGTATCCCCGGATATGAGAAGATTGGTAACGAAATACTTCGAAAGTAACTTCGACACGAATTATTAACAATAAATATTTAATTAAAGATAAATTAGGAAAGAAACGCTATGGCCAAGCAAATAATTAATATCGGAGCATCTGCTAATGACGGGACAGGTGATCCGTTACGTAATGCTTTTGATAAAGCAAATGATAACTTTACGGAAGTATACCTAGCACTGGGTAATGCAAATAATCCAATAGATTTATTTGACAACAACGGTGCTTTAGATTTATTGGGTAAACCAAATAAAGTATCATTCTTATATGATACTAAAGCATTAGTTGATGCAGTGTCGCCTTCGACTTATCATGGTGCTATTGCACACGCACACGATACTGGAACTTTGTATTATGCACACGGTTCATGGAGAGGATTACTAACTGATAACTCAGCAGGAGACGTATTAAATTACGTTGATCCACTTAATACGTTTGTATATTCGGCCAATATATTAAATAGTGAAGTTGATGGATACGTTCTCGGAACAAGTGCAAACGGTTCTTACAGTTGGGTTGAAGGTGGCTCAGGTAGTAGTAGTTCATATACTGACGCTAATGTGGATACTCATTTAAATACAAGCACAGGATCAAGCGGTGAAGTACTGAGTTGGGATGGTTCGGATTATAATTGGATTGCTCAACCCGCAGATCAAAATACTTTCACAAGAGTTACTGTCGGTGGAGTTAATGTTGACGCAGGTACTGCAACTGATGCATTTTCGATCGTCGCAGGTACTAATGTAACACTCGCGGCAGACGCATCAGCAAAAACTATTACAATTAATAGTTCAGGTGGTGGCGGTGGTGGCGGTACTGATCTTAACAGTTTAAGTTCTGGTGTTATAAATCAGGTAACCGATAGTATTGCATTTATTGACGCCGATGATTCAGGAGCAAGTAAGAAAGAAACTATTGCTGATTTTGTTTCGGCAATTACAGGTTCTGGAATTACTGCTTCTAATGGTGTACTGTCTGCTGATTATAATAACGCAGCAGTTGATACTCATTTAAATGTTAGTACTGCTTCAACTAACGAAGTATTGAGTTGGGATGGATCTGATTTTGATTGGGTCGCACAATCAGGTGGTGGTTCTTCAACCTTCGCTGCATTAACTGAAATTGCTCTTGCTGATTTAGATGTACATGATATTGCAGTTCCTGCTACGTCAGTTCATGTAATGACACCTAATGGTTCATCTGCATATCGTTCTGATATTCATGGGACAACTGATAATCCATCGCTATATGTTAATGCAGGCGAAACAATCGCATTTGATTTAACAGGTGTTACTGCTTCTCATCCGTTTGAAATTCGTTCAGACGCAAGTACTGCATACGGTACAGGTCTTATCCATATTGCTGCTGACGGTACAAGAACAACTGGTTCAAGTGCTCAAGGAAAAACAAGTGGTACATTATATTGGAAAGTTCCAGGATCTATAAGTGGTACATATAAGTATATTTGTACTTCCCACGCATCGATGATTGGCGATATTGTAATTGCCGATCCTTCTGCAGGTGGTGCAGGTGCATCAAGAGTATCGGAAGCAGAAACTACATCTTCTATTATTAACGGAGCATCAAGTAGTGTTACATATTCTACTTTAGGCAAATCATTCGCATTACAAAAAGTTACCGTAGATAAGCAATGTTGGGTAAGAATATATTCTGATACAACAGCAAGAACAGCAGATGCAAGTAGAACGCAAGGAACAGACCCAGCAGATGGATCAGGTGTTATTGCTGAATTTATTTCAACAGGTGCAGGTAGTACTGAATTTAAAATTACGCCATCTATTATAGGTTGGCTTGATGATTCAGAAACAGAAGTTCCTGTAGCAATACAAAATAACTCAGGATCTACAGGTACAGTAACAGTTACAATCGCAGCACTTAAACTAGAGAGCTAATAAATGTCTAAGAAACTTTACAACATCGTTATGCTGCCAGGAGTTCTGGAAACAGATCTATTGGAAAACGAAGCATCAGGTATGGAGTTATTTCTCAACCCAGATCTATTTGATGGTTTGATTGTCATGATGTTAACTGCAGAAGAGGCAGAAGTAATTGTAGCAAGCGGTAAAGTTAAAGAATGTTTACCAGAAAGACAAGCAGTAGAAACGGCATATCCAATAACCACCCCCAGATACCAAGCTAGTGGTGCTACTTTTAGAACAAGAACATATCCGCCAACGTCTGGTAATGGTAAAAATTATACTGGAATGAATATGTTTTTCACCAGTGAATTTGATCCTGCGTCAGGGTTTGCTGGGTCTTCGGCAGGTTACTTCGGTGATTTCAATTTTGACGACGCAGTTAAAACTAACTTTGCTGGTGACTATGTTGATATCGTCGCAGTTGAAGCAGGCAGTTCGGCCACTTCAAACGCAGGTCATGAAGATCATCCGGATTTTGAAGAATTTGATTCTAACAATACTAAATTCATTCCGATGGATTGGTCAGACATAAGCAGTGCAATGTCTTCAAATCAGAATAACCAAGTAACAAATGGAAGTACTAATTGGTTTTCTGATCATGCAATTGGTGTACTTAGTGCAGCAGGTGGTAAGTATTGTGGTTGGGGTAAAAAATCAACATTAAGAGTAATATATTTAGACGCGGGTGCTACTGCTGCTTACTATGCAGTTTTATCATGGCATATATCAAAAGCCGTTAACCCAGTAACAGGAGTTCGTAATGCAACTGTAGTCACAGGAGCATGGGGATATAGCGGAGTTGAACACGAAAGATTTTATCGTTGTGATCATATTCAATCATTAGATGTATTTAATAAAGACACTGGTGTTAACACAGTTATTAATCGTCCTGGTTCTGATTGGGGCGATGACTTAACGCCATTTACGGATAACCTATTTGTACCGAGAGTTATTGAAGACCCAGGTAGTAATGTAAAAGATTGGTATATATCGGTTCCTGACCAAACGAGAGCTTCTTTCTTTGATACTGTTATGAGTCAATATAATAGTTATAATGGAATATATCATTTTAAGAGTGCAGGTAATAATGCACATGTTGCAGTTAACCCAGACGATCCAAGATGGGATAATAAAATCATTGTAGGCACTGGTGCCGATGGCGTAATTAATACATTAGATAGTCAAGGTAGAAATCAGTTCACAACGAATGTTGTAAATACTGCGCAATCTTTTTATATTTTGAGATCTGAAATAGACGGTGGCGATAATCAGTTTACAATTGGTGCATGCCAACAAGATGACACAAATAGATTAATGGATGATTATAGTAATCGTGGACCGCAGATTGACTTTACTGCTTATGGCGCATATACTTGGACCTCAAATCCAGTTTCTACTTATTTAGATGGAGATTGGGGATACTTCAGTGGAACAAGTTGTGCAGCACCAGTTGCCGCAGGTTGTGCCGCCGTATTCTTAGATTGGTATTATACTCAAAGAGGAGTATATCCAAGCATAGCACAACTAAAAGCATTAATGATTAAACACGCAAAAGCAAATTTAATTGGAGAAGATTTAATTGACTTTTCTAATACGCCAACCGCTGGCGATATAGCATCTACTAAATTATATTCCTCAAGCGATGTTAATTCAATTAAAGATAATGATTACCAAAATGGTGGTGCAGATTTAACAGAATTATATGGAACACCACCATTAAGAGTACATATACCTTGGGGTATAAGAATGGGAAGCGGCAAGTACATAGCCGGTGGTTCAGAACAAACAGCGAATGGAAGGCGTCCTGAAAGTGGCAGAACATGGCCTCGACAGAAGAATGCATTCAGTGTCTAGGTTGTTCGTAATAAATAAACTAAAATATAGAGTGAAAGTGGAACAATGCCTGAAATCTTAACTAACAATTTTAATCAAGACGTAAATAAGTTATTCATTGCTGATGCAAAGGCAAATGAAGACTATTATATGTTTGTGTCTAGTATCGGTGGATTAACTCCAGTTGATTCGGCTTCTTCACAAAACGAATTTTTGGAAAAATCTTTATTTGCGAAAAAGATAAATCAGAAAGACATCAACTTCATGATTAAGTATTACCCTTGGCAAAGAGGTGTAGTATATGAAGAGTATGATGATGTTACCGATCTAGATCAAACAAAATTTTATGCTGTTGTCGGTCCTAACGACAATGACACTGGCGATTATAGAATCTATAAATGCTTAAATAATAATGAAAGAGGTTCTGCTGAGTCTCCACCAACGTTTGATGCTGCTAACTTAAATCAAATTTATGAAACTGCTGATGGTTACGTATGGAAATATATGTATCGTCTCACTACATTACAATTTGAAGGATGGAACGCATTAGGTTATATTCCAATTGATCCTACAACTGTTGTTGAGCCCGCTGAGGTGCGCGGAGGTGGTATTTCTGAGATCCAAGTTACCAACGCAGATTCAAACCAGGGTTATTACGAAAAGACTGGATTAGTTGAACAAGTATATGGAAGAACTTCTGGATATAATATACACGGGACTGTTGGATTACAAATTGATCCGCGTGAACAAGATTGGAGTTCAATACCTAGTTACTATGTAGGACAATACCTATACGTAACGAATCAAAGTTCAAGTGTTACGAATCTCTTCAAAATTGAATATTATAAACCAAATGATATAACAGGTAAAGTTGAAATACGAGTAGGTGGTGAAATAGCAAATCCAACTCGTGGTATTGTTGAAGGTGCCACTACGGCAAGTCCAGTTGTCATTACAGACACTGATCACGGGTTAGTTGATGGTCAACCTATTACATTTAATGATGTTGGTGGTATGATAGAGTTGAATATTGACTTGGCAACCGGTACTCCTGTTTATTATGCTGATGTTTTAGATTCCGATACGTTTGCGTTAAAGACAACTGCAAACTTAGTTACTCCTCTTAATGGTGCAGCATTTACCGCATGGACTTCAGGTGGATCATGGGAAGCTGTAACTGACTTCTTTGTTAGTGGAGCAAAACAAAATGCAAATATTAAAATATTCCCAAGAGTTGAAGTTACTGGTGATGGAATTGGAGCAGTCGCAATTCCTGAACTTGTCGGTTCATCAATAAATAAAATAATCCTATTAAATAAAGGTTCAGGATATAACAATGCATATGCTACTGTTATTGATCCTGCGGTTGATTTTAATCCTGAGCTTAGTACTTCTACTGACGTAAGAGCAACGGTACGACCAATCCTTGAACCCAACGGTGGTCACAATTATAATTTAATAGATGAAATGAAATGTAAGCACTTCTCAATGTATGCTTATATTACAGCAGAGGATAATACAAAGATTGGATTTACAAATACTTATGGATGTATTGGTATTGTAAGAAGTCCAACATTTAGAACTGCTGACATTAATGAAACTTGGAGAAGCGGGCAAGCAAACACTGCCGTAGATCCTGACATATTTGATAATAGAATCGCTATCACAACAGATGATTATGCAAAACTAAATGCAAATAGTGTAATCACGCAAGTTGACGTAAATAACGATATTGTGTTTACGGCTCAGATACATGAGATTGATGCAACATCAAATACAATATTTTTAGCAGAATATATCGGACCATATAGAAATAATAAGTTAATTGGCAATGGAGATACGTCATTTGACCCAACTTTAGCAATTACATCAAACAATGGTCAGCGAATAACAATAAATAATCCTATAGCAGATAATGTAGTGTATTCAGATTATATTCAAAGAACAGGCGAGGTATACTTCATGGAAGACTTCTTCCCATTAGTAAGAACAGACCTCTCAAGAGAAGAATTTAAATTTGTACTGGAATTTTAAGGAACGTAAGCAAACATGCCTATCAATAAAAATTTAAACCAAGCGCCGTACTTCGATGACTACGATGCCGAAAAGCAGTTCTATCGAGTTATGTTCAAGCCTGGGTTCGCTATACAGGCAAGGGAACTTACACAACTCCAGAGCATACTTCAAAATCAAGTAGAGTCGTTTGGTGACAATGTATTCAAGGAAGGATCAATTGTAAAAGGCTGTAACTTTACAGAACTTGATGATCTTCAATTCGTAAAATTAAATCAAGGTCCAGCAAACTTTAATGCCGAAGCGTATATAAGTGGTCCTGCAGTTGAAACACTGCAAGGTCAAGAAGTTGAACTTGATTATGTTTACGAAGTCAAAGGTCAATCAACTCAGCTTAAAGCAGAAATTGTACAATCAAGCACAGGTTTTCAAACAAGACCACCTAATCTAAATACTTTCTTTATTAACTATTTAAATATTGGTGCTTTAGGACAGACTCAATTCCAAGCCGGTGAATCCTTAATTGTTACAAGGTACAAATTCCTGCGTGGAACATCTACCGAAGCATTAACTGTTGATACTGTCATAAGTCAAGGACTTGCTGTTTACGGTGGCGGTGCCACTCCTGCAGTTGGTCAAGCATTCGGTATCGAAGCTGCTCCTGGTATTATATTCCAGAAAGGCCATTTCATATTCACAGCAGAACAAAGATTAGTTGTTGAAAAATACAGTCAATCTCCTGATGACAAATCGGTTGGTTATTTAGTTAAAGAAGATACCATCGGCGCAATTCAAGATGCAAGTTTATATGATAACGCAAACGGTTCTAGGAATGAAAACGCACCAGGTGCAGATAGATTAAAACTTATTCCAACATTAACAGTATTAGAAACATCAGCTGCTACCGCGGATTCTGACTTCTTTGCATTGGTTCGTTATCAGAATGGTAATCCAATTACGATTCGTGATGTATCACAATATAACGTATTGGGCG